ACCCCAGTCTACTCCTGCCGACAGCTGCATCCCCGCCAGCGCCGCTCTCTCTTCCCGGCAGCTAACCATGGATAGGTTAGGGTCGCAGGCGTCCATAAGCTGCTCGACCGTAATCGGGCACGTGGCATCGTCAAACGGCAGCGCCAAGACCTCGTTCCAAAACTTGGCCTTGGAGTACGTCGTGTACTTGTCCCAGATGCTGCCCTCGGCCCCGGACCATGGGATCCAGGGCACCATGATCTGGGGGATCCGGTAGCCCTCGATCGTAAGGTCCTCGAGACAGTTCGTCTGCACCCAGGTACCTCGAGTGCAGTCCAGGAAGGCGCTGCACCCCGCACAAGACAAGCCCTTGGGCTGAACGTTCTTCTCGTCCAGGATGTTCCACTTGTTGCAGGAGACACACTTGACGAGCCACTCGAACTGCTTCGACTTCTGCCAATAGAACTCGATGGCATGCTGGTTGGTCTTCGGGGTACCGGTCATCAGCATGTACTTGTAGTCCGACTTGGTCATGCACTCCCGAATGACCGGTATGTTCTCCGCCAGAATGTCCTGGATCTCGTCCAAGGCCACAAGATCAGCAGAGATACCCCGGATGGAGTCTGCGCTGAGGAAGCAAGATCTCAGAAGGATGTCAGACCCGTTCGACAACTTCTTGTGCATTGCTTGCTTGGTGGCATCCCGGGTGTACCACAGCTTCTTGAAGTCAGGAGAGTGCAGCAGCGTTGGGTCCAGCTTCTGCTTGCTGAAGGTCGAGACCTGGTTCTCCGTTGGAGCCACGTACAGGCTCACGAAGTGCGGGATAGCGGCCCCAAGCACGGACACGATGTTGCTTGTGAAGGTAGACTTGGCGACCTGCCGGGCACACTTCAAGCATTTGCTCTGCGCGTCAGAGTTATAGATCTGACGGAAGAACTCGTAGCCATCAAAGGAGAACGCCTTCCCCTTGATACAAAGGAGCGACTCCGTAAGCTGGGACAGGGTACCTGTCAGGTCGTAATCTGCCACGCTACTCCCCGACAGCTGCGAGCGGATACTCCGACAGACGGCGCATGTTGCTGTTGCTCTTGACAGAAACAAGCCGGGTCTTGATCGCGTCCAGCGCGCCTTCCTTGTCAACAGTCTCGAGTGTCTTCTGCACACGGTCGAACATGCTGCAGTAGACCGACGCCCACTCGAAGATCGCGGTGGACTTGGCAGGCACGCCGTCAGAGACCTTCCGCTCCTCCTTCTTCATCTGAACGAAGGCGGTCATCATCAGGTCCCTTACAGTGTCCTCCGAAGGCACGGTGATAGCGGCCCGGACGCTAAGGTCGTCCATCAAGACAACCAGGTCACCCTTAGTCTGCACGTCGTACGCTCGTCCCAAGAACCATTTCTGGTCAGGATCCTTGAACGCATCGATGTACTGGCGCCAGTTCGAGAAGTTAACCATCACTTCCAGGTTGCAGAAGTAGAAGGAGAACAACTTGGCAGCCATAGTCGTGAACCTGTACTTAGACCACCCTCGGAGTGCGTCAGCTATGGTCTCCGGGGGGCAGCACCCGGACAAAACCAGGGCGTCGGCCCGGACGCGCAACTCCGGGGAGGCGAAGTAATCGAGCGCGATCTGGAAGTCGTCCTGATGCGCCATGAACATGCCGAGCGTGCTCAGTTCAGGCCATTCTGCCTTATGCAGTGCCTCGTAATGCTCCGTCGCCAGCTTAGAAGACATCCCCTCAGCGAGCACCTTCTTCTGCAGCGCCGCGGGCAGGCTATCAATCAGCTCCGACTTAACCGCACCCAGCTGCCCGAGGGGTATCACCGGAACGCCGGCTGCCCGGGAGACCTCGGAGATATCTGCGAAGGACTCCCCTAAGAGCAGCTGCAGCCGCACGAACTTCGCGTACGGAACGGTGTGCACCAGAGGGTGCCTCCTACGTCAACGTGTTGTTCGCCTGCGTCGCCGCCCGCAAGTGCTCCAGGTTGGAGATCACACGCTCCAGATTGTCCATGGCCTTCTTGGCCGCCTCCTTGGGGATGGCTCCAAAGCCTAGCCGAGACGCAACCAGGAGCTGCGCGGTCTGCGAAGACGCCTCCTTGAGCTGCGGAAGGAACTCCATGAAGGTCTTCACGTTCTCGAGGTTCACGAAGTTGAGAGAAAGCACGCTGTCGACGGTGTTGGAGTCCTCGAAGAACGAGGCCTCCTTGATGAGGTCGGTTTTCAGGCTCGGAAGCGCCGCCAGAAGAGGTTCGATGACCTCGCGACGAACCGAGGACTCCTTCTCCCGCTCGGTCATGAGCGGCTGGAGATTGGTCACGGTCACCCGACCGTTGCACTTGGCCTTGTCCAAAGCGGACTCCGCGTTCGACGGGGTCATGCCCAGGGACATGAGGTGGAACTTAGCCCGAGTACGGGGCAGGTTGGACCCTCCCCCTTCAAGCGTGTCCTCGTACGTGCCGGCCAGGCTGTACGACTGCCCATCGTTCATCGAGCTGACCTGAATGACCCCGTGCTCCTTCAGGTTGGCCTGCGCAAACTTCACCACGGACTGCGGGTCGTCCTGTAGACGTTGAGGCTTCCCCTTGCCCAGGCAGCAGAACTTCATCCTGGCCGGAATGAACCGGACCAGGCGGTTCTTCCTAGAGGTGACGATGGAGTCGGTTCCACTCGTGATCTCGAAGATCAGCCCCTCGCCCAGGGCCGTACGGACCTCCATGCGGATCATGTCCCCAAGGTCGACGGGCGACGAGATGATGGTGAACGGAAGGGTGCAGAAGGCCTGACCCCGGTCATCATGATGGTAAAAGACCCCGGTTGCGCCCATGCAGATCGGGCTGCAGGGGGGCTCCTCCGGGAGCGTGTCCGACTCCTCGATCTCGCGCCCCGCGATGTCCTGCTGTAGGCCCCAGATGCTTTGCCCATCTGTGAAGAGCTTGTCTGGGCCCAGGACTTCCCCGTCGAACGACACTACGCGGGGGAACAGCCACCCGGCCGCGCAGTCATTCAGGCTGGTGCGTACCTCACACCGGCCGAAATTGGTCAGCTTCTTCAGCTCCGAGGTCAGCCCCTCGAGGATGATCGGAGTAACCGGCCTCTCTCCGCAGATGGTGCTGTACTCCCCGTTCTCGAGTACGTGAGTCAGGGTGTCCTGCCCGAACTTGGCCAAGACCTCGTCTCCGCCCATGCCCCGCTCCACCGGGCAGTAGAGACGATCCGACACGGAGCGCACGAGGAACTTGTCGTAGCCCACCTTCTCGATCTGCACGACCGAAGGCTTCAGCACTCGGTACACCGGCTTCGACCCGGGAACCCGGTCCGGAGATCTGAGTCCTCCGGCTCGCTTCACCATGTCGAGAAGGCCTTGAGCCTGGTAGTTCGCCAAGAGGCGCTCATCCCCAGCCAGCTTGTCGAGGAAGAACTGCCGATCCTCCGGCATGATGGTTCCGTCGATCGCAGCCAGGATCGACCCCTTGCGCTGCGCGCTGGCGTAGACGTACTTGCCGCTGTGCGGGGGGTAGTTCTGGGCGTACCCGCCGGAGCTCTCCTCTGCCGGCATCGATCCAGCGAACGTGCGGTTGTCGAAGAGGGCTTCCTGCAGCCTGTCCTCGTTCATGGGGAAGAACTCGTCATTCTGGATGAAGACGTCGATAGGGTGCAGCTCCCAGTCCTGAATGATCAGCGGGGCATGCACCTTGGTCTGCCCCTGATTGCCGATCGTCAAGTAGCCATACCCATACCCGGTCTTGTCGTCGATCTTCTCCAGGCGTACGGCCAGCTCGTGGCTGGCAATGTACGGGAGGGTTTCGTGAACGTGAACGACGATTTCTGTCTCCCACGAGGTTGAGTCAGGGGACAGCTCGAGGCCGGCGGCCTTCTCGAAGACGGGCGGCTCTAGGAACAACGACTCAGTTGTCATGACTGGGGAAGTCCCCTTTCTCGGACATAGGCAGACTTTAGCTTGTCCGCGACCTTGGAGACCAGTTTTCTAACGCTCTCCCTGGATAGCTTATACCTTTCGCCTACCTCGCCTAAGCTGGCCTCGCCAAAGACTCGGTAGCAGAATACTCGCAGATGCTTAACTGGAATTCCGGCGTAAGCTGAAGCCCTTAGCAAGCGGGCCTTGAGGAAATACTCGTCGGCAATGTCCTCTGCTCTTTCGAACCCATCATCCAGGTACTTGATGCCAAGACAGCCGAGCGCCTCCTCATCAAAGCGCCCCAGGGAGCAAGTCCCCAGGACCTGCCCAGCCAAGCTCCTGGCGTCCTGCTGCCACAGGCTCTCAAAGCCAACTTCGCGTAGATCATAGAGGTCCGGGACCTTTGCTGCAAAGTTGCCGTGGCGCCAGGCTCTATCGATGCGCTGGCGGATCCACCAGTTAGCGTAAGTGGAAAACCGGAACCCTCGGCTCGGGTCGAACATCTCCGCCGCGCGCATTAGCCCTATCATGCCCTCTTGAACGAGGTCCGCTCGCTCCATCCCACGCGTAGAGTATCTCCTGAGAAATTTGTCGACGAAAAAAGCAACCAGGTTTAGGTTCTTCTCGACAAGAGCATTGCGGGCCCGCAGCCCGCGAAGGGGGGCGGCCGGGGACTTCCCTTTCTTTGTGGGGGGCGTTTCCAGCTTGCCCGGGTCGCCCACGGGGGGGCGCCCGAGACCGAACTCCTCGACCAGGACGTCTTTGTAGGGCTTGCCCCACAGGTGCTGTGCCTGCACCACTATCCAGTTGAGCTCCGGAGACTTGGCCATGTCCCCGTACTTCACAGACTGTGCGTGCTCGATCCGATGAAGAATGATGAAAGTTGCCCTGCGGCGCCGGCACCCTGCGCAATCCCCTGTGCGCGAGTTCTTCCTGTGCGCCTGGATGAGCCCACCGCACTGGACGCACTGAACTATTTTGCTGTTGCCTGGCACCACGTCGCGAACGAAAGCCTTGAAGCTTCCGTGAGACTCCCCAATGAGTTGCGCGAGGGACTTCTTGGGCAGCCCAATGTCCCGGGCTATGTCGTCTTCGCGGTAGCGCTGACCGGCAAGGTAACGCCGCGCGATGCTTTCAGCCGCTTGTCTTACTGCTGCTTGCACTACGACAACCTCGGGAGGGAAGCCTTGCTAGCTTCTACTCTCGCTAGAGTGTCCTTTACAGGCGTCAGTGGTGTTGACACCTTGATGAACTGGGTCGGCTTCAACACCTTCTTGGGGTCTGGAATAGGGAGTGCGGTCGGCATCACCTTTGGCTTTGGAAACTTGAGGATGGAAGCGGGGGCCCCCGGCTGTACAGCCGCAGTCGGGACTTCGAAGAAGTTACTACGAAAGGAATTCCGGGGTTTGGCAGACCCAGAAGTGTTGAGGTAGATTTTCTTGCCTTGCTGCCTTAGCTTGCCTTTGGGAGCCATCATAGTGACGTCCTTGTCGGAGTCAACCCTGACGTTCCCGGCCCGCTCAATGGCGAAGCTCGAGTTCTTCCCGGAGCTAGTACCTATCTCCACCAGGTTCCCGGAGGGGTTGTCCCCCAGCGCCAGGTGCGCTGACGGAGCGCCCTCCTCTAAGCTCGAGCGACTGAGGATCCTTAGGGCCCCCTTACGGGTCTCATAGTCTAACAGCCACGTCAGGTCGCCGAGCCCCGTGCTCACCATGTAGTTCTGGCAGATCGTCCTCACGGAGTCGTCCCCAGGGTTGGCAACTACTTGGGCCAGGGCGCTCGCACCCATGCGGACCAGGGCGCTGGCCAGGACGTCCAGGAACCCCCCATTGCGACTGCGGATCGTCTGGTCTCCCTGACGGCGAGCCTCCCGTAGGCCCCGATACCCGCTCGAGGACCGCTTCTGTACGAAGCCCTTGATGTAACTTTCCCCGTACGAGGTGGTAACGACGATAGCGATTGAGCCCTCTTCCGGCGTGTAGGAATACCCGGCCCCCGCGAAGCTGTCGGTGTCCTTACCAAGAGCGGCGGCCGGGGATAAGTACTGCAGGTCCAGAGAGCGCCCATCCCGGGTGCGCACGGAGATGGTGTATCCATCGGGACTGACCCCTACTACGTCCGCCTCAACAACGGTGACACCTGTCTTCGGGGGGGAGGGGTCCAGGGTATACGCTGTACGTGACCTCGACATCACTCACAGCGTAACATTTCCTGGGCGAAAAAAGGGCCAACCCTGTGGTTGGCCCGAACTTCTCCGGGAGCTACGACGGCAAGCCGTACCTCTCCCGGAACTTGGACCTCACTATCCGAGCCACGTCAGCCACTTTAGGCAGGCTGCTCAGCGCATAGGCCAGCACGAGGGCATCGTCTGAGTACCCCAGTAAGGGGGTTGCGTCCGGGATCAGATCCCAGGGCATAATGAAGTAGAGAAGCGCCAAGGCCATGAGTACCTTGGTGTTAGGAGCAACGCCAGAGGATTGGAAGGTCTCCCACACTCTCAGGGCCAGGTTGATGACCTTGCCCCCATCACGTTGAGCTGCGGTCTCGAGAGCCCCGTCGAACTCTCGAAGAACCCGAGAAGTATCTTCTTCTGTCACTGGGCGGTTGAAGATCGCCCTAAAGTCGATTGCGGCCACGATCTCTCCTAAGCATCTGCTGTTACCACCAGGTGGTTCTTAGACAAAAAAGCTTAACCTAGCGCATGCAATCTCCCTTCGTTAGCGCACGTTGATTGCCCTTCTTATGCCAGATCCTAGTTGTGCCTTTCACCTTGTACGTGATACCTTCTATAATGACCCGAGCTAGTTGCAGAGGCCCTCTCGGGGGTGCTTCGAAAGGTCTCCCATGAACAAGTTTGCCAGCCGCGAGATCGACTTCCACGACAGCCACTCCCTACTCGTCAACATCGGGGAAGACCTGCCGGACTTCGTCAAGAAGGCTTCCCCAGACCAGTCGGCTGACATCCCGCTCGAGCGGTGGGCCGTCGTGTTGGTCACTCCAGAGAAGGCTTTCGCCAAGTTCGCTCTCCACAACCGTGCCTTCACCTGGATCGCGTCCAGACTGCTCCCCAAGACGGCCTCCCACCTGCCCTTGCGGGCGCAGCAGATCGCTGCCCACAACGTGCGCAACGCCTGCCGCGAGTACCGCATGGACTACCCCGCCGAGATCGACCGGCTCGCTGACTGCTCCGAGAAGGTGGCCGGGAACGTCCTGGACCTGATGGAGTACCAGGACGAGACTCAGCTCGACTACGACCAGTACAAGATCGGGTGGAGAGGCGAGATCCAGAAGGATCACTTGAAGGAGAAGCTCGAGGAGTTCGCCAACCGAGAAGAGGGCTCCATGGCCTCGTCTCAAGGCATGGGCGAGGAGCTAGCCTCCAGGATCTACTCCTATGCCATGGCCGAGGGCTTCTCCCTGCCTCCCGTGGAGTCTCTGGCCTCGATGGCTGCGAGCGCGCTCCCAGAGGGAGCGGAGAAGGGCGAGGTCAAGAAGTTCTTCATCGACCGTGTCAACCAGGTAGAGGCCGGCGAGAAGATCAAGCGCGCGTCTGTGACCGTGCAGCTGCACAACTACCAGGAAGAGACCTTCGGTATCCTCACCAAGACCGCTGAGGGCAAGACCCTCGGGCGCTTCCCGATGCACACTCCCGAGCTCGTGAAGCAGGCCCAAGAGTTCTTCCTGGACAACCTGACAACGATGAAGCCTTCAGCCCGTAAGGACCTCGCCAACGGCATCGTCAAGAACGCCTCGGCCCACGGGCTCTTCGTGGAGGACCCCAGGATCCGCAACTACGGCGGGAGCGACTTCTCTCCCAACGTCCACGCCAACGTGCTCGCCCGGCTGCCCTTCATCAAGGGCGCAGAGGAGGACGTCGAGAAGGCGCAGGACACCCTCAAGAACCTGCTGGCCCTCCAAGCTGGAGGAGGTATCCACGCCGAGAAGTTCGCCTCGACGCTCGAGGAGTTCGACAAGCGCTGCGGTCTCGACCAGGCCTGGGACTCCCACATCAAGGATCCCTACCTCTCCACCTTCGAGAGCACCAAGCAGGCTGGCTGGTCCTACCGCATGGGCGAGGACGTCATCACCGAGGACCAGCTGCGAACGTTCTTCAAGAAGCACGTTCGAGAGCTGGACGGCTACCTGCAACAGCATCTCATCTCCGAGATGCAGCGCGACCCCACCAACATCTTCGACTCCCTGCCTCGCCCAGAGAAGGAGATCATCATCTACAAGATGCAAGAAGTAGGGGTCGCAGGGTAGTGTCCCAGACCTCCATCCTAGCCACTCCCGGGGAGTTCACCAAACGGGCGAACCTTACAGCTCTGCTCGCGGCCCTGGGCGCCTCCCCCATCATAGGTGCCTCCAGCGGAACCTACGCGTTTGGGGGGTCCTCCCCGGTCGAGTCCGCAGTCGGGGGGGCTGCCGGAGGTGCCGCCGGGGGGCTCGCCGGGGCTGGTCTCGGAGCGGCCGCTGGGCTACTTCTGCAGCTCATCTCCAAAAGGCAGTTCAACCCCTCCATGCTCACCAGCGCGGCCACACTAGCTGGCCTCCTGGGAGCACTCAAAGGAGGGCAGCTAGGAGCCACGGCCAGCCGTCGGGTCACCGGGGTCTCCGAGGAGGCCCTGCTGTCTGCCATCCTGCAAGAGATACAGGGACAGAACCCCCGACGTGCCCCTGCCGGGCCCGACCTCCTACGGTAGGCCCATGGACAGAGCCACCTCCATCTTCTTAGAGGAGCTATCCAAGACGAGCGCCGACATCGGAGGGCGGAAGCGCGTCGTCGCCCCCGCTGGCGCTATCCAGCCCAAGCGGGACGAGGGCGAGATCCAGCAGGGCAAGGTCACCTTCCGGGAGAACCAAGGCACCTTCTCCTTCGACTCAGCTCCGGACGTCCAAGGCCTCAAGGACAAGCGCCGCAAGGAAGTCCGCCCCGGGCAGCCCGAGAGCCCGTGGCGCGCCACCAAGGTCGCTCAGGACCGTGCGTGCCTCCTGGACCCCGATAGCCCCACACTTCGCTGCGTCGCCTGCATGATGGAGGACTACGGCAAGGAGTGGCTCGAGTGGGAGCCCGAAACCCTGTGGGAGACCATCCGCAAGGACTACCAGACCTACCCCAACGAAGAGACGAAGAACAAGCTCATGGCGGTCAAGGCCGTCATGGCCAACGACTACTTCTGGCAGGAGTGGGACGTCTTCGAGAAGGTATGCTCAGCCTTCAACGGCAGGATCCCAAACTTCGGGAACATGGAGGACCTGTCCATTGCCGAGTTGGCCCTCGGGGTGCAGATCGTGTCCGAGCTAAAGAAGCGTTCCTTCAAGAACGAAGTTCAGGCGTACGTGGCCAGTCGTGCTCACGAAGAGGGCTATGTTATGCTGCCGGAGGTACTCAGCTTCGCCCAAGGCTACCTGGACGATCTGATGCAGGGAACAGAGGGGCCAGTCGTCAAGGAAAAACTCCTTGCTCTCGGCGATCCCCTCGAACTCAAAGTCACAGATGACACCGACCCAGTACACATTCAGGCCGGGTTACTACAGGCCGTGAGCGTATACTTGAAGTCGAATGACACACACGAGGTGCACCTATGAGGCTGCGCTCGGGAGACTTTGCCAAGCATGCCATACACCCAGGAACTATCTACAAAGGTAAACTGCTCCTGGAGAACTTCATGAAGGGCAAAGCTAAGTCCCTGACCGGCGGAGCCGTAGGTGGGGCCATAGGCGGAGCTATTGGGGGACCTCCAGGAGCAGCAGCTGGTGCCCTGGCTGGCGGGCTGGCCCCTAGGCTACTTGGCCTGCTCCGTCCTTCTGGTGCTACCCAGGTTTCAAAAGACCTTCTTGAGAAAGCTATAGTTAGGACCTAGTATGCCAGCAGCATTCTTCAATAGGTTCAACGACTTCCGGCGGAGAGGGCTCATCTACCCGAGCCCGTTCTTCGACATCGCGCAGACCTACATGCCGCCGACGGTCAAAGAGCTGTTCAAGTGGTGCAAGTACTACTTCTACACGCACCCGATCATCAATCCGGTTGTCTACAAGATGGCCGAGTACCCCATCACCGAGATCATCTACCAGGAGATCAAGAAGGAGGATGGGGAAGGCCAAGACGACGAACGTGACGAGCCGGACGAGATCACCCGAGATGCCTACAAGGAAATCCTCGAAGAGTTCCTCGACATCAAGACCTTCCTGATCAACTGCGGCCTCGACTACTTCACCTACGGCAACTGCTTCGTGAGCATCAGCTACCCGTTCCTGCGCATGCTGCACTGTGCCTCCTGCAGCAAGGAGACAGACATCAAGCAGCTGAAGGAAACGGACTGGAAGTACCAGAACGGCAAGTTCACCATGCAGTGCCCCCACTGCGGCACTCAGGGGCAGGCCATCGTCAAAGACAAGGCCATCAAGGACCGCTCCGAGCTCGCGCTGCTTCGGTGGGACCCTGAGAACATCACCGTCAAGTACAACCCCCACACTGGCCGGTCGAACTACTCGTACTCGATCCCAGAAGGCACCCGCAAGGCTGTCCGTACAGGCAAGCATGACGACATCATCGACACGCCGATGGAGTTCCTCGAGGCGATCGAGAAGAACCACGACCTCAAGCTCAACAAGAGCAACTTCTTCCACCTGAAGCGCTGCACGCTGGCCGAGCAAGACCAGGGGTGGGGCAAGCCGCTGATCCTCCCGGCGATGCGTGACGCCTTCTACCTGCAGATCCTGCGTAAGGCCAACGAGGCCATCTCCCTCCAGTACATCGTCCCGCTCACTGTCCTATTCCCTCAGCCGCACGGGAACCTGGACCCCTACAAGCACATGAACCTGGGACGTTGGCGGGAGCGCGTCGAGCAAGAGATCGCCGCGTGGAAGGACGACCCGAACTACATCCCCATCATGCCCGTCCCCATCGGCAACCAGCAGGTGTTCGGGAACGGCAAGGCCTTGATGGTGACCCCGGAGATCCGGGCCCTGTCCGAGCAGATGGTCACCGGCATGAGTGTCCCCACTGAGTTCATCTTCGGCGGGTTGAGCTACTCGGGCTCGAGCGTCTCTCTCCGTATCGTCGAGAACCATCTTCTCCGGTACCGGGAGAACATGCACCGGCTCCTTCGCTTCATCGTCGATCGCATCCAGAAGTACACCCGTCTGGACAAGGTCAACGTGAAGTTCCAAGAGTTCAAGATGGCGGATGACATCCAGCAGCAGCAGCTCATCGCCGGGTTCGTGCAGAACCGCCAGATCTCCCTCACCACCGGGCTGCAGCTCCTCGGCTACCAGTTCAAGAACGAGGAAGACAAGATCCGGAAGGAGAGCGAGTTCGTCAACGAGCTCTCCAAGGACCAGCTCATCGCCCAGGCGGAGGCCCAGGGCGAGGGCTCCGTGATCATGGCCAAGTTCCAGGCAGAAGCCGAGAAGGTCATGATGGAAGAGCAGATGGCGAACCAGAACGAGCTGCTCAAGAAGAACCCGGCAGCAGGGCAGTACCTGATGCAGGCCCAGATGCCCCAGGGAGGGGAGGCAGCAGCGGGTGGCGGTGGCGGAGTGCCCCCAGATGTCTATGGGCCGCCGCCTCCCACCGAAGCCCCCCAGCAGGCCCAATCCCTCGAGGGGCCCGAGACACCGACCCAGGAAGGGCCAGCCCAGCCCGGGTACGGGCACGGGGGAGAGATGGACGAACACGCCGTCGACCCCAGGCTTCTAGCGCTGCACATCGCCGCCCAGATCAACGCCTTGACTGACTCTGGAAAGCGGCAGAGCGTCATGAGCCAGATGTCCTCCTCCATGCCCAACCTCAACGGTCTCGTCATGGACGTGATGAAGCGACAGAAGGCGTACCAGACTGAGCCCAACATGCCGACGCTGCGCCCCCCGCGCCGCACAGGCGGGAGCCCGATGTGAGTCTCCATTCCTTGAACCCAGCCGCACGCAACGCCAAGATCTTCAACGCTCGAGTCTTCGACCTCAGCGAAGACGACGACCTGCAGATGTACAACGTCGTCATGCGCAGGTACGGTGACAGGCTCGTCAACAGCCCTCCGAACTTCTTCTTCAGCGCCAAGGAGGGCGCCGTCAAGGTCTACATCGACTGGATGAGCGA